GTGATCCTAACGCCCTGTATCGACCTTGATACCTTTGCCAGTCTCTCTATAGAATTGTCTGAGAAGTTTTGCATACTCGCTTGGGCAGAGAAAGTGCCAGTCTCAGTCAGACCAGAGAAAGAGCACTTGTTAAGCACAAAGAAGTTAACCGCTCTCTCAAAGTCAGAGTTCGTTGTTTTGATATTCTCTTTTGTTTCTTCGAACACCTTTCTTGCGTTTTGAGTAATCCGCTTTGTCAGAATTGACTTATCCTTCTTTGGAAGGTTCATTTCCTTTATCTGCTTCTTAGTCAACAACTCTCTCGACCTATTCTTGATCTTCTGTAGACTTTCCACCAAGTTGTCTGGTTGATCCCTGAGAGCAACCCAAAAGCAATATAGATTATAGTACAGATCATTAATCCAGAAACTTCCATCAGGATTGTTCTTCTTTGCTGAAAGGAACACTGACCCGCCGCCGACGAAAGGTTCTACAAACTGTGAGTAGTCCTCGGGCATCTTCGGCGATAAGAATTTTAATGCCCTGCTTTTACCTCCAGGGTATCTTAGAGGTGTTTTGAAATCCATTTGTTAGTTCTCCCAACTTTCCATTATTATATAAGATCCATCATACTCGGTTGATAATGGCGAGATATACCAACCATACTCTGATACTATTTGTTTAACTATGTGCTGCATCTTCTCTGATTTGCCTGTAATAATTGTACAGGGAAGTTCAACAAAGTTTAAGAAACTTCTAACCTTTTCTTCAACTTTATTGTGCCTTACCATGTGTAGATCCAGGGTCCTATCTTTCTTCTGCTTTCTTCTATATTTCATGCCGCCATACTTCAACCCAACATCGGTCCTTTGGTCCAAATGCCGCCACAGACTCGACTTCTTTATTCTAGAGACATGTCCATTAAAGAAGTAATAATAGTAGTTTTTTGTTTTCTTTGTTATGATTCCAACGCCCGCAGCTGTAGTGATAGCGTCACCTTTGCGAATAGTGTATTGATATTTCAATCTTTATCCTTTCAAATCCTGATTGATAATACCAGTAATGTAGTTTAATGTCAAGAGTTTTTTGAAACCAATATAAGATCTTCGAAGTAAACCCAAGTCCTCCTGTCTTTCCAGTACACAAGAACTTTGCCAACTTCATTTGGACCTTCAATAACTATTCCCATATCAGTATCGTCGGGAAAGTAATCATCCGAGATGCCTCTTCTAATTGCAACCAGATCTCCCTTTCTTAGGTATGACAACTACTCATCCTTCCGGTTCAAAGCAATACTTGGTCTGATCTCCTGGAACCGTACATTCTTCACGACAAGGTCCCAAGTGATGCTCAGACTCTGGATTCCAACACAACCACTCTAAATCTATTTCAGTATCCAAGGATACTCCCAAATCTTCAATTATGTCACAATCGACGGTGGGTTCTTCCAATCTCACATTACCATCACACGAGATGAAAGTCAAACTAAACAATAACAATAATTTTCTCATAATTCACCATAAACAATAAAAACTGCTATAGTAATTATAAGTATATAAAATTATTGACTTAAAATTCTTTTAGTTGCGGCACGGACAAACATCCTCTGATTCTTGGGTAGTTTATCGTATGTCTCTAAGTCTAGAGACTCGCTTGTTGAAAAAGGTCTGCCCTTCACTCTAGTCATAAACTCCGCTTCCTTTCCAAACGAAAGGTCTCCCACCTTCTCCTTTTGACCGTAACCTGGGAACTCTGCCTCGTTAGTGCCTAAGAGATAGGACCCCTTGCCTCCCTTTGGAATAATCAACACTGAGTCTTGACAATACTTCTCTCCCAATGTAGCGATAGTCTGGATGAAAGACGGGTCGTCTTTTAAGTTCACACAAAACAAACTGTTCTCTTTTACCTCCATCGCCTTTGGGGTATCGAAGTCTTCAACATAAGAACCATCAACCTTTGTAACTCCGTATCCAGAACCAAGCAGAGTTGCCTTGAGGTCCCTGTTCCTGTTCATATTCTTTTCACCTTCTTCAGGCATTTCTGCATTATCTGTGCAGTTTCCCATGTCCATCAAGTCACCACGGAAAGCAGTCAAGATGGCGCAATCGTGATTCATGATATGCTTCCTCACCCTACTTAAACCGGATTCGTTAATGAACTGCCTCCAACCTTCCATTATTAATTTCATATTAATTATTCCTATTCCATTGTCTATAGAAAGACTTCTCGCCTTTCTTTATATCGTTCAACCAAACATCTGGAGGCACAAACCTACCGTCAATCTTTTTGAATTTGATTGCAAAATTTGAATACTTCTTTAAGAGATTTTTGATTGGTTTGTCTAAAAAACCTTCACCATCTCTACTCAATATCACATACGCATCATAGTATTTGCCTCTCAGCATCTTATCAAAGACTCGATTAATTCCCTTGTCCGTTGGCGAAGTGTCACCCATACTCAAGTTAAACTCTATCTCGTCAAGATGCTTTCTCCAATTTTCCATTATCAATTTCATATCTAATTCCTTATATGACCAATCCAAGCATATCTTTTTCTATTCTGAAGATACCCCTCTTTCATATCATTTCTATATGCCTCTTTCTCGAAAGGTATCTCAAGATAAGCAAACCTACCATTCCTAAGAGTAATATAATTATAGACCCACCATGCAATATACAAAAAATAAAAACCGACAAACAACAGTTCTATTTGCTGCTGTAAGTGAATACTTTCATGACGTCTGGTCACTGGACTTGCAAGACCTTTCACGAATACAAGTGGACCCAAGATTATTGCTCTTATATCGATTGGAGCAATCTTGGAAAGTATCTTTGGCAAACTACTGTTCTCAACGAATAGCGGTCTTATCCTATTCAACATCTCCGTCCCCCAGAACCTCTTCCACCTTTATCAACCAATTGCAGGATACCCACCCCTGATGTTCACTAACCTTTACGACATCTGTATACTTCTTAAAGAATCTTTCGTATCTCGTGCCAGGAACCATGCGAACCATCGCTCTGTGTTTGTTGGTCAGTGTGTCTGGACTTTCTGATATCTTTAGCACCACTGCGATCCACTCTCTTCCATATAGGATATGGTTTACCAGATCTCCAACCCTAAGTTCCTTCTTTCTTAAAATCCTTTCCAAAATCTTCATCTATCCTGATCTCATGAGATCTTTGCTCTTCGATGGACTTAACGGAAAAATAGTAAACAAAACCTAAAATAATTAGGCACATAATCCACAAAATCAGAACAGTGTTCATAAACTTATTATTCATGTCACAAAATACAACCTATAGAAATACAAAGCAGCAGTGATAATCGCTGCCAAAACCTTGACAGGAAAGTTGTGAAACAAGTATTTCTTTATCACAAAACTTCCAAATAATCATAGTTGGTAACAGAAACAACCTCAGTCATGTCATAGGTTATTCTGTTAACAATGTCTCCTCTATTCCTATTCTTTGCATCTAACAAAGAGTTTTTCATTTTTACAAAACACTTTTCTGCATTGATATAATACTCATAAGCATCGCTTACTGCCTCAGTACTAGCACCAGATAAAGATCTTGACCTCCCAAAGAATAGCATGTTGTTTCTACTAGTGTTCTTGAGACTGATCCTGACTTCACAGTGGGCGTTCGCTCCGAGTGAACCTGGAGAACCAAAACTTTTAGGATTTGTTTTTACCTGAAACCCTGTAAACTCTATTGTTTTCAATGACTTATATATTTCTGAGTAGTGTCTCATGTAAGCATCGAAGATACTTTCCACTACTCCAGAACCCTCGCTCTTGATTGATTTTCGCTTATTGTTTTCTAGGAATGAAACCTTTACATTGCAAAGACCATTGCTTATATCTTCTTTCAAATCAATTGCTAGTGGTTTAATTAAGATCAGATCATCTTTGACATACTTCTTGATAAGAGAGAAGATGTTTTCTCTTCTTTCTTCATCTATGATCTTCATCAGATATCTTGCCTTCGTAACCTACTGGACACCTTAAATACTCGATTGATGCCCGACACTCTCTTCAGTGCCTGCAAGATTTGAGACCTTCTCTTCTCTGGTCCGACTGGGACACCAACTGGAGTTGGTACAAACTTGATGCTTAGAGCGGCAACATAAACACCCTTTGTAACTGGTTTAACCTCACCCTCTGTCTTAACGATTGTGACTGAGGGAAGTGCTCTCACGTCTGTCAAGATACTCTCCAAGGACCTCTCAACGTCGGTGTACTGAACAAGACACTCAAATCCATAGATCCCCTTCTGTCTTGACCTGCCTGTCTTCTCTTCAGACAAAGAATCCAAATAGTTTTTTATGTCTTTTTCTAATTGTTTATCCATTTTAACACCTAAAAATACATCTTAATTAGTGAAAAGACGCCAAAAATGCCGTCTAGTTTCACCGTGATTCTATTATACAAACACCTATTAGCAAAAAAGTTGAATAAATATAATGATCACTGCCAAGACAAAGCATACAAAAGTCTTTGGAGAGAAGATGGATTCTCCCAACAAATACCAACTGAGAACACTAAAAACCAGTATGCCTGCACTTGAACCGATAAACCTAGCAGACCACACCGAGTTGAACTCATGTGCCGCAAGTTTCCAAGCGTGCCAAAAGGATATGCTAGTTGGTACTCCGAAAAGAAAAGATACTAAAATATATCTTCCTTCCCACCACTCAGACAGAAACTGGGAGTTTAATTGAAACCACGCTAGGGTCTGTGCTAATATAAACAGTCCTATTATCAGAGCGTAGTTCATGCTCAATGAACCAAATCGACATCAATACCAGCAGACACTAATTTGATCTGATATTCTGACAACCCTTTCAGCAACTGGGCAAGAACCTTTGCAGTAATAACTGATATCACTATAACCTCCCCCTTTTGATCTCCATCCAAAAGACCATAACCATCTACCGTTTGACATATCGTTCGCGCAGTCAAGAATGCGTCTATAACCGTTTCCTTTTGATAGTCACTGTACTTAATATTTTCTTGATAGTAATCCCTCATGATGCACTCAAGTCTTGCTTCATACGACTTGGCAGTCTCATAGAAAGCAATCAACGCACTTCTCGGATACTCAACCCCTTTTGCGGACTGGGACATTTTCACCCTCGCTCCAAAACATCTTGTTCTTTCTCTTGTTCGTAATCAGAAGGGCACTTAAAAGTTTCTGACCATTCTTCTGAATAACCTTGCAACTTAGCGGAGACAGTGTCCCATATCTTGGTTCAGGTTTTTTCTTCTGATACTTTCTCCTCGGAGGTGGTTCATTCAAAAACTCTACGCAACTTTCCAGTATATCAACTTCAGACATGCTGGGGTCTATGTTATCAAAGTCAAGATCAATGTATACCCCGACAACCCAAGCACTGACTCCGAAACCAGGGACATTCCAAAACCTAGACCCATGATATTTGCCGTATCTCTTTTTGGGACTGACCATACCGAGATGCTCGTTGATTTCTTTTAGATCGCATTTAATCATCTGCTTGCTCTTTCAATCTATTTTCAAGTTCAGTGAAACCACCGATAAATTTATTATAACCTGTTTCTAAGTTATTTTCAACAATTAGTGGTACAGTCTGGTGCTCATAGAAGTCCATCAACTGACGGACGAATGCTTCGTCACCCTCGTGGTCAAAGAAGTCATATAACTTTTTCTTATTGTATAAGAGGGCACAAGCAGACTGACAATACTCGCAAGACCTACGACCCCACACATAGTACCTCTTAGTGTTATCCATTTAACAAACCCTTGTTGCTTGTCATCTTTTTTTTAATCGAAGTAATGTTTCCCTCAACCAATTTCGAAACCGTAGAACTTCCGGTATTGATAACCACCCTGGTAATCTCTGATCCTCCGATTGGCGAGTGAGGTTCTAGAAGCACTATATTGCTTGGATTAATTACTATCTTTGTTCTTTCGATTGTCTCTTTTGGGTGTGAAGGAATTAGGGTTCTTTCAATTCGAAGCGTTCTTCTCACTTCTGTCAATGTGATCACTTTCTTTCTCCGTGCTTTGTGTGTTACTGTTTGTGATTGCCGCCAGGTATCCCGTTGCAATGCCACTGATGTCATCTAGGGAGACCCTTGCTTCCTCCACCTTTGCGGAAAGAAGTGCCAAGTCTTGCAGCATTGTATCAGAGATACCGTCTTGGTCTCTCATTCCGTCTGACACAACACTACAAGCGGTCAAAGTGCTGGAGACATTCTCTAGGAGACGCGCCACCTCACTAGGGACGTCTTCCAAATCAACCCTGTATGCAATAGTTACTTTCATTTGATTCCTTGTGTTTAGAAAAGTTTAATAATAAAAGCGGATACAAGACCAACAATGGAAGTGAAAAGGGTCCAGATCATTTTTGTGGAAGTATCCTTCCAAGTTTCCAATGCTTTAAGTCTAGCGTACAGACCTTCATCTGGGTTGTAAACCGCTTCTTTTATTTTATTTATATTTTCTAGCATCTCCTCTTGCTTCTCTTTGACGCCATCAATGTTGGTTATCAGACGATCAAACTTAATCTCTAAATCTACTAGAAAATCCTTTCCTGCTTCTTGTGACATGATCTGGTTCCTCCCACTGTAAATAGAACTGTAGATCTATTATGACTCAATAATTGCGTTACTGGTCATGATCAAAGTTCCTGCTACAGACACTGCATTCTGAAGAGCGCATCGAGTAACCTTGGCAGGATCAATTACACCCTTCTCCAGCAAGTTCACAGTTTCTCCGTTAGAGAAGTCAATGCCCGTACAGTTGTCCTCAATGGTATCTAACTTCATAAAGCAGACTTCTGGACTCATACCAGCATTGTTTGCCATTGTCCTAATCGGTTCTTTCAAAGCGTCTTGAAGGATATACGAACCTGGAGTTCCGTCGCTTAAAGTCTTTGAAAGATTATACAAGGTGATCCCACCACCTGGTACAACACCCTCTTGTTGAGCAGAACGAACTGCTTCTAATGCGTCTTCGATGCGATGCTTCTTCTCAATCATCTCGATTTCTGTTGCTGCGCCGACCTTAATAACTGCAATCCCAGAAGACAATCTTGTGACCCGCTCTTGCAATCTCTCTGCTGAATGGAGATCGTTTGTCTCAGAGATCTCTAATTTGATATCTTCAATTCTCTTCTCGATCTCTGTCGTGTCTCCCGTACCGTCTACTACGGTGGTCTGACCTTTTGAAATCTCTACATTGCGGGCAGTGCCAAAGTCTAATAGTTTTACGTCAGCAAGCGAATGACCCTCTGATCGCCTGAAGAACTTACCACCAGTAGCGATAGCAAGATCTGCCATGATGCTTCGGCGTTCCTCTCCGTAACGAGGACCCTTTACCGCTGCGACCTTCATACTTCCACGAACCGTGTTCATGATCAATGCGGCGAGTGCCTGACCTTCAATGTCATCTGCTACAATGATCAAAGGTTTGTTTTCTCTTGCAACGATCTCCAGGGCGGGCAGGATCTGATCGACAGTTTCCAACTTTTCGTCTGTGATCAGAAACATTGGACTGTCATACCTTACAACCTTCTTCCTCTCATCAGTGATAAAGGCACCTGCTGCATAACCAGAATCAAACCTAAAACCCTCCACCAAGTCTAAACTAGTGTCCAGCGACCGTGCTTCCTCTACTGTGATGGATCCATTCTTCCCCACACGATCCACTGCTGTAGCGATCAGGTTGCCGATATCATCATCATTGTTTGCAGAGATCTTTGCGATATGTGCAACGTCCTCTTCAGATGAAATGGGTTGGGCGACCTCTTTCAACCCCTCTACCACCTGAGTCAAGGCAGTATCCAGAGACCTTTTGATTTCAATCGGAGATGTCCCGGAGTCAACATACTTCAAAGCAGTGTTGAAGATTGCTCTTGTCAAGACTGTAGAAGTCGTAGTACCATCGCCTGCATCTGAGTTTGTTTTAGCAGATGCCTGCTTGACTACGGTTGCGCCCGCATTCTCTACTGGGTCAGACAATGATACAAACCCAGCGACTGTAACACCATCCTTTGTAACGATGGGTTGATTGTCCTTGCCTTGCAGCAAGACGTTTTGACCTTTTGGTCCTAGTGTAACAGACACGTAGTCTGCCAAGATATTGACGCCTCGGGAGATCTTCCTCCTGAGTTTCGCGCCCTCATTCAATGTTTTAGTCATTAGTTCCTCTCTTTGTGAGATTATATTATAAACACAGGAGATGTGTTTGTCAACTATAAAAGTTAATTTTGTTGTATTTTTTGTGCAGCACTCTTTGCTTTCTCTGCTTTCTTTTCTGCTTTCGCTGCTTTCGTTTTAGTCTCTTTCTCTGCACCAACCAGGTCTCGCACAGCATCGATCAACTGATCGGTTTCCTCTATCAAAGAGTTAAACTTCTTATTAACCATATCAGCAATCTGTTCTGAAACGGGAACGACGTTTGAGATATCTAGCGTTCCGATGAGTTCTGCCCTCAAGGTCACTCCATCCTTAGACACCTCTTCGCCCTTAGATGCTGCCTTGTAGTAAGACAGACTGAACTGACCTTCAGCGGATTCTTCTTCAAGAGACACCTTAATGTTATAAAAAGATAGTTCGTTCTTGTCTTCGCTTTTGCGAGCAACAATGTAATCGACAGAACCACCTGCTGATGCGAGTAACTTCTTAGATCCAGTGATGGTTGTCTTAGGTCCTATCAACTTTAATGAGACACCCTCGCCACTAGAAGACACTACATCCTTGATGTTATCAACCGTGCTAGTCTCCACCTTCATGCCAAATAGGATTGCGAACAACCTCTCGAAAAGAAACCCTGCGGAGGAAGGACTGGCATTGTCAACGAGATTGTAGATAACTCTCATCATCCTTACACGATTCATTAAATCGACAGGAGACTTGTCTTGAATACTTTCTGATTGCAATCTAGAACCCATATCGATGAGTCTGGAGATGCCAGTTCCAAAGTCTGCTGATTTGTCAATACCTAATGATTTGGCAACCGAAACAATTTGATTATAATCTTTATCCTCAATATCCTCTTCCCTGCCCAAGAAACTGGCATCAAGTTTCAAGTCTAAGAATGCTGGAAACTTTTTATACTTGACTTCCTGCTCATTCAATACAGGTTTGGAATATCTTTCTACTAAAGATAATACTTCTTTATAAATGTTGTAGTCGCCCATGTTTTCCTCCTCTAGATGATTACGTCGGCAATACCGTACTCAACCGCTTGCTCTGCTGATAAATAGATATCCAACTGCTTTTTAAGCATTGCTTGAATCTTTCTTTCTGTTAACTTGGTCTCTGACGCCAAACATTTAATGTAGCGTTCCTGGATCCATCTCATCTCTTCTATCTCGTTTTCAATGCTAACCAAAGAACCATGGGAACCTCCAAGGATTGAGTGGATCATAACTCGACAGTTTCTTCCAATCTTTCTTTGTCCCTCGGTACCGGACGCTAAAAGAAGAACCCCCGCCGACATCACCTTACCCAAACCTACGGTCTCAATGGTAGTGTTCTCTCTCACAGTACGCATTGTATCATGGATAGAAAACATCTCTGCTGCCGAACCACCATAAGTAGAAACGATCATCTTGATGGGTTTCTTCAAGACAAGAATCTCTTCTGGATCATCTACGCTTTCTTGTTGATAATACCCATTCTCACTTAGATAATAGAGAGCATTAACTGTCTCCTCTCCAGTTCTTTCAGTGACATCACCATAAAGACTTATCGTCCTTGGATATTCTCTTTGTGGTGCCGCAGGTTGTTCAACATTGTTGATTATAACGATTGGTTGACCGTCTGGAGTTTCAGCGAACGCTACCGATGAATCAACTTCCTCGCCGCTACTTGTCTGATTTTCTAGGTCTTCCACGTCGTCTTTTGCTAATCTCTTTGTGTTTGCCTGTTCTGTTGTTGTATTCTGTGACATTTATTTCTAATTCCTTTGCAAAGTTAATCCATTCCTTTTGATTCTCAAACACCTTTTCGAAAATCAAAACTGTTTGTTTGTTTACTGATCCGTACCCTTCGCCAACAATTGTCCCGCCGATTTGCTGAGTTAGTTTATTAACTAACCTTTTACTCGTGGCAGTCAACTGTAGACGATAAACACAGGTTTGATCATCAAGTTTCCTGAACATCCAACCAACTAAACTAGCACTCATTTTTTCTCTTCCTTTTTTATTTTGTTCATTGCTGCGTTCCAAGACTGATAATATTCTGCTCCCATAATTGATTTGGGTCTTTCTAACATCAGTTTCTTTATAGCAGAATTCCTCCAAGTCTTCAAGACTCTTTGATCTTTTTTTGCTATTTTCTCAATCTCCTCATCTTCTAGACCAGACTGTCTCAATGCGATATACTTCATTCTCATCATGCGAAGCATGTCTGCATCCAGTGCCTGATAAATTTTAAGAACTGCGGACTCTATGTTGTTATAGAACCTACCGTACTCCACTGCTCTGAACATTGAAGTAAGAATTCGATAACTTAGAATACCGCTCAAATAGTAAATTAAAAAGTATTGTATGTTGTTTTCCATTTGTATAATATACCATAACCTAGTCTATTAGTCAAACAAAAAACCCCCTTTAAAGATTTAAAGGGGGTCTCTTTTAAATGAGCAAGTATCAATATTTTTTAAGAGTTCTTAAGTTTCTCAGATACAAGTCTCTTAAGGACCTTCTTGCTGACCTCGTTTACGAGAGACTCAATGTCGAATTTTTCCATCATCTCGTCCTCGTCTTCCTCCTTGTCATCGGCATCCATCTCGGCGTCCATATCGTCTTCCATTTCTGCTTCCATTTCATCATCCATTTCAGCGTCCATTTCGTCGTCCATGTCACCCTTGTCTCCACCGTGGAGAGCGGCAATCTTCTCGCCCAACTTCATGAGGAGCGCTGCCTCTTCGTCGGTAAGGGAGATGTCGTCGGCGTCAGCGTCCTCTGCCTCGTACATATCCTCTTCCATCTCGTCCTCTTCCATACCGTAACCTTCGGTGGTGGTGTCCTCTTCTACAACTTCCTCCTCGTTTACTTCCTCTTCGGTAATCTCTTCTTCTTCGTTGATTTCCTCATTGGTTTCAGTCGTGTCGGTCGTCTCAGTAACAACCTCTTCAGTTGCTTCCGTAGTCTCGTTAACCTCAGTTACCTCTGCCGTTTCAGTGGTCTCAGTCTCTTCCGTATTCTGCTCATCGTTCTCAGAGATGAGGTTGGCGAACACGCCATTAATGTTTGCAAGTTTCATGAACCTGCGGATTGTTGTTTCGTTGAGTAGATCTTTCTTGCTCATAGTGATTTTAACTCCTTTAAAAATATCAAAAACTCACTCCTAATTAGTATTATTTATTCAAAAAAGTTTCTTTTATTGCATATTCTAGATAGTTTTTTCATTGCCTGTGTCTCTAATTGCTTAACACGTACAAAACTTATACCTAATCTTTTGCCGACCTCTTCCAAGGTCATGGCACCATTTTTCCTAATTGCTTCATAAATGCAGTTGTTATCTTCCGGGGAATCTATCCAAGACCGGTCCTTTTCTAATTTCTCTTTTTTCTCTTGCTTTGTCATATTTCTCCATGCTCTTGCGCTATCATATCGAAAATGTCCTCAAGTTCATCTTCAGAAAGCGCAAATCTTTTTTGGATCTCCTTTCCTTTGTTTATTAGATCTCTAGTCTTCTTTTTCTTATCCTTACCTCGATGGGTTAGTTTTGTCTTTAGTTTCTCGACTACTTCAAGCATGTCCTCGTCTTTGTCCAGGTACAGTTGAATCAATGTAGTGAAAAAATTTTGCTGCGAGAAACCGTCGTGACGAAGACGGATTCTCAAATCAACATGTAACTTATCCAATATTAAAAACTGTACTGCCTTATAGTCTGAACCATACTTGTCGTAATACTTTTTCATACACTTCTATTCATAATGTGAGTAGAAGACTCCACCTGTGATGCTGAAGTTTGAATAACAAACTCTCGATTCAATTGTAACTCCCTGATATTCCTTGCCCCCGTATAAGACAGTCCGCTTCGAATATTCTGCTTCAAGTCAGTCAACACTAACTCTACTGGTCCCTTGTATGGAACTGTAGTTGCAACACCTTCTAGTGAATTAGCAGAACCCTTCCAGTCCTCCTGTGCTTCTCGTGATGCCATGCCTCGATATGACTTGAAAGACTTGCCTGATGTGGACTGCATCAAAACTCCTGGAGTCTCTGTTGTGCCCGCCAACATTGAACCAAGCATAACAAAGTCTGATCCGGCAGCGAGTGCTTTGACTATATCCCCTGCCGTCTTGATCCCTCCATCCGCAATGATCGCAGCAGGACTTATGTGCTCAGTGTCTTCTCGAAGACCTTTAAGGATCACGTCCCTCTCCATGGCACAACCCAGGACAGACCACAATGTAGGAACCCCGTGACCAGTCTGAATCCTAGTCGAACATATAGATCCACCGCCGATACCTACTCGAACGGCATCAGCACCCCAAGATGACAAATCATAATAACCTTCAGGGGTCGCCACATTGCCAGCAATCAAAGTCACAGTGTCTGCAAAGATATCTTTAAGTCTCTTGATTGCCGACTCTACGTTCGAGTGATGTCCGTGAGCAACATCAATACAAATAACTTTTGCACCATTACTGTGAAGTGCGATTGCTCTTTCTGTAAAATCATCCGTAACCCCTACCGCTGCACCGATATTGGTTGCTCCTGATTGAACCGCATCGCTCACAAGAGCGCACTGTTCCTTGATTGTGTTGTACCTATGTACGACACCCAGACCCCCAATCGAATCCATTGATACAGACATCTTTGTTTCTGTTACTGTATCCATTGGACTTGACAATACTGGTAGATCTAGAGTGACACCACCCATTGTTGAAGACGTGTCTATCTCCTTTCTTGATGTGATGTCTGACCTTTTGGGCACCAACAACACATCGTCGAATGCCAAAGTATTTCTAAACATTCCCTTCTCCTCTTTGTTTTTTGAAATCTTCTATAATATCATGCGCCTTGTTCCAACAAGCAGGGCAATACAAATTGACCTTCTTCTCCTTCTTCCTCACAACCACAGTCCAAGTTTTGACTTGTTCTTTGTCTGTTTTATCGAAAGGTTCATTGCAGGCAAGACAGTGATCACCAATCTTATCAAACATGGTGAGTTGTTCAGACATCTTTTTTTCAGTGTCTTTTTCTTTTTTTCTTCTTATCTTTCTCTTGATAGAAGTCATACTATTCCCCTGTGGAACCCAGAGACCCAGCACCTCTATCTGTTGTTCCACCATAAATGTTATCTTCTTCAATCTCAATCAATAACGGTTTCTGGATCTGAACAAAGACACCCTGTGCCAACTTGACACCAGGTTCAATGACTTGCGTATCAGTTCCAATATTCTGAAGGTTTACAAAGATCTCTCCTGTGTATCCCTCGTCCACAACACAAGCACCTGTAATCAAAGACTTTTTGGATGCCACGCCGGATTTGTTCATGATCTGAAGCATACAACCCGATGGAACTTCCATCTTAATTCCAGTGCCCAGAACAACTGATCTGCCGGGTTCTACCGTAACTGTGCTGCTGTCCTCCGGTGCGAAGAAGAAGTCCATACCGGCATCCGTTGTATGTGCCCTTTCAGGGACCTTCGCTGCTTCTCTTACTTTAAAAACTCTAACTTTATCAAACATAGTTTCTCCTTTAATTTATATTAACAATTAATCTTTCTATTGTCAAGATATTTTTTCCACTCTTCTAATGTTTTTTTGCCTTTGGAATCATTGCACGGAAAGCAGCAAGCAACCACGTTGTCTATAGTATAATGACCGTCACTATCTACTCGGTCCAATCCAATGGTCTCAATCTCTGCTCCACAATATTCACAAGGTTTTTGCCAAAAGGATTCAAATTGTTCCATCGTCAAATGGAACTCTATCCCTCTTTGTTTTGCGCCGCTCTTATAATCACAGAATCTCCCTGAAGGCGTGCGGCGGTATTGCTTTTGGTATTCTGAGTTGCGTTCTTTGTTTTGTTCACGGTATTGCTTAAATCTTTCTTTGTTTTGTTCATAGTATTGCTTTTGGTATTCTGAGATGCTTTCTTTGTTTTGTTCACGCCATTGCTTGGTGCGTTCTTGGATACGTTCTTTGTTTTGTTCACGCCATCGCTTGGTGCGTTCTTGTTCGCGTTCTTTGTTTTGTTCATAGTGTTGCTTTCTGCAATCCTTGCATTGGAATCGCAACCCGTCTTTACTAGATGCTCTTTTGCCGAACTTTTCAAATGGTTTCTCTTGCTTGCACTTACTACACACCTTCATGAATAGCACCTATGCTAATAACTTAAACATTTTTCTCACAGACCTTGTGCTGAATCCCCACTGAGCATCCCAGTTAAGTCTTGCCATGTAAGGTCTGTTGACGTGAACTCGATCAGTCTCTGGTTTGACACCCCAACACTTGATGGTATTTGTTTCAGAGTTTGAGTCAATAACTCTGACAAGATAATAATCTTTACCATTCCGTGTCTTCTTTTTAATCACCTCTCTGGGGATGAACCAGACAACCTGCAAATCGGGATCGAACTCAGAGATCGGTGGGACATACATCTCATCCAACTTTCTCATGATCTCTGGTCCCATAACAAGATTAATCGGGAACACTCCAGTTAAATCAACTAAATGCTGGATCTTTTCTTCTTCGGAGAAATCTCCCTCATCCGCATAGTTTTCAATATTCTCTATTAAGTTCTTTTCCTTTCGAGGTCGATCAACCGCAACAGCAGACCAGAAATGCTTTAGACCTGTGAACCTGTCGTCTACCAAATCATTCAACGCCTGAGATCTAGTCAGAGCACATATAGTCTTTTTGTTCAACTTACTGTAAATGATGTCCTCGTTGAAGAGAAATTCCTCAATCGTATTAAACGGTCTGTGGTCTAAGATCTGCTTGATTGCCGATTCACCGAGACCCTTAATGGAAGTCAGAGGTTGAATCAAAGTCTTTGTATCTTCCCCAATCTCCCAAACAGTTCCAGAAGTGTTTACATTGAGAGGAACAATGTCATACCCAAAAGACTTAACAGTATTAATTGCTCTTTCTTTTCTTGTCTCTGGTTCTTTGTCTAAGAACGCTGCTAACCAACATTCAGGATAGTAATTGAACAACCAGGCACACTGATAAGACAAGATGCAGTAAGACACCGCATGAGACTTGTTAAAACCATAACCTGAAAAGTACTCAAAGGTCTGCCAAAGTTCCTGCGCTTGTGCTCTGGATATTCCCTTTTCCAAGCAACCATCCTTGAACTTGCACCAGATCTTATCCTTCTCTTCGGCGACAGCACCTGTCCCTTTCTTCGTCAACAACTTTCTAAGCTTGTTACCCTCATCTAGAGATAGGTTCTTACCTAACCTGTGAGCAAGCATTGCGATCTGTTCCTGAAAAATGAGGAAACCAAAAGTCTCTTCAGTAACCTCTCGAACGGTGTCGTTAAGATAATAAACGTCTTCTGGGTTTTCCTTTGCCGCAACGTACTTATCGTGAACATTCGCAGACAAAGGACCTGGTCTGTAAATCGAAGTGATCGCCGCTAACTCAATAATATTATTTGGTTTTGCCTGCTCGCAGAACTTTTGTGCTCCAGTCTCTGTGAACTGGAAGATACCTGCCCACTTACCTGCATGGAATACGTTCTCCCAAACCTCTTTGTCGTTCAAGTCCATCTTTTCAGAATGAAGTTGTTCTTCGTAGAAATGCCTTACATCATCGAAGGATGGGTCAGGATTGTTATGATAACGCTTCAACACATGACGAATGGCACCTTCGATCATTCTCAAAGAAGCAAGACCAAGAATATCAAACTTAATAAAACCCATAGGTTCAAGATGTCTAACGTTCTGCCCCTCAGACCAAGGAGTTTGCCTCACACCCTTACTGTTGATTAGAGGCATCCATTGGTCTAGGTTTTCCCCAACTACGACACCGCCTGCGTGTCTTGAAGCAGATCTAGTCTGACCATACAGTGCATTGATGTGTGTCTTGATGTGTGGATACTTCTTGAGAAACCCCTGTAGTGTTTCAGAGTATTCCATCAACTCCTCAAAAGTAGGATTGTAAACACCAGCAGTGATGCCGTGTGCCTTCTTTGCCAACGGGGTTGCCTCGTGAAGCATCTTGCCTGTTACAAGATTTACTTCATTAAAAGGAACTCCATAAAACTTTGAAATGTCTTTCACTAAAGATCTTAGTTGCAAAGTGTTCCAGTTGGTAATAGGGACCACAGTAGTGTCTCCCCATGCCTCAACAAGTTCCTCTTTCAACTTCATTGGTTCAGCAGTATCAAAATCAATATCAGGATAACCAGAACCACCTTTTGTCAAGAAACGCTCAAATTGAAGTCCGTAACGGATCGGATCGACTTGGGTAATACCCAAGGCATAGGCGACCAAAGAACCCGCCGCAGAACCGCGTCCTGCGCCTGTGAGTTGTGTTTTAGAAGCACGATCTGCTATCGCTTTCATAGTTAAGAAATACTTTGAAAAACCTCTGTTCTCAATGATATCTACTTCATACTTAAGTCTCTCAACATACTCAGTCTTATTCGCAAACCCTCTAAGTTTAGCACCCTCAATACAATAACTCGCAAGTGCTTGTTCTGCTGTGTATCCATCAGGAACCACAAAATCAGGAAGACGGACTGTGCTATCTGGATAGAAGGATTCGATTCTTTCATGCGCGATGTGATGAGTTCGTTCAATAGATGCCCTAATCAGATCATCGTCATACTCCGCTCCACATTCAGCAGAATACTTTTTATAACTCTCCCACATCTGATCGCCGTTCTTGGGATAGAGTTCGTAACCAATCTCCTCAACAGACATTGGGATCTCATCTGACAGGTAATCTGGTTTACTCTTTCCTAACCAACCGAGGCGCTTATATAGTTCTCGGTCCTTCCAAGCGTCAGGAGAATAGTAGTGACTATCTGCTGTAGAAATCAACTCGATGCCGAACTCGTAATGCATTTGAATAATATAATGATTTAGTTCATGTTGTTCGGGTACATTATTCCACTGCAACTCACCATACCATCTATCACCAAAAATAGATTGCATCTTCTGTGTAGTCTTGCGCATTGCATCCACAATGGCATCTGGACCACTATCTCGATTGTTCCAGTAGTCTTGTGCGTATGTGCCGCCGAGACAAGCACTAGCGGCGATGATGCCCTCGTTGTGCTTCTTGAGCATTGCATAGTCAACGCGAGGAAACCGATAGTAGTTGTCTCCTGTGTACGACCTTGAGATCATCTTGAAGAGATTCTTTAGACCAGTCTGGTTCTGGGCGAGAAGAATGAGATGTCCGCGCCTGTTAAGAATTGACTTGTTCTTCTTTTTTGATTCCTCATTCTCAACTGTTGCGCCGGACTGGAGGTCGTCGTATTGTGATTTGTTCTTTGCCTCTGCGCGGATCTCATCGTAATCCTGCTTCCACTTCGCCACGGATGGTAAAAAGTAAACTTCACATCCATAGATAGGTTTGAAGTTCTTTCCTTCTTTCTGCATCTTTTTGGCGTGCAGCACTTGATATGCTAAACCATTTGCATTGCCATGGTCGGTTAGAGCGAGGGCATCCATACCGTTTTCATAAGCAAAGTCCATATGCTGCTGGGGATACCCCATTGCATCAAATATTGACCCTGCTACAGAATGAGCATGAAGACCAACAAAAGGAATGCTTGGAGTCTCTCTAGTTGCCGTAGTCATTCAACACTCCCTCCAGATCAGTTTTAATATTGTGTAAATCATTTAACAGTTCTTGCATGCTCTCTCTTTCTGGTTGTGCTGCATAGTAAATAAGATCTTCTAAAAAATTCAGTTCTCCAGTTGTAAGATTCTCAAACCTCACTGAGAAACCTGCATCCTCTTTAATGTAGTAAGGTACTCTGCTGTACACTTCATGAAGGTTTACTTTGTTTTTCATCTGCTTCATTCTCCAATTCTTCAAATTTAATCTTTCCGTAAGACTTATAAGTCAAGTACCTACCAACCGGAGCATACGACTTGGAGGCAACATCCGAGTTCATATATACCACATAACTGTCCCAACTGTCAATAGGATAGTACTCTTTTGTTTCAATTTTATTTGTTTTAAGGTTTGCAATTGGATGGTATATATCTTTTAGAGAAAAGTCTTTTGAAGACCATCGATCCGAAGCAGACATCTCTCTACTACCTCCTGTGCAGTTTTGCTTGACCTCTGTTAGATAAAGCTTGTATTCTTCTGCATCAAAAGTAAATGGCAAGTATAGACCGTCTGCCACACTCTTCCCTTTGTATGTGACCACAGTGGGTTTGGAAGATCTGATCAAAGATCTGTTTCCTGAGATCTCGTAAGGTGGCAGTACTGCACAAGGGAATGAAACAAAGTACCTGTCAGGATTTAACCACTTAGACATACGACTGCTCATCAAAAACGCAGTTAAAGCACCGTGCAATATGGACCAACCCAGACTGTCTCTCCTGTCCCTATCCTTTGGATGGATTGGAGTATAGAAAATAGGTATTCTCTTTTTGTCATCAGAATGATTGCTTGTTCGACTATTGGATTCTACAGAACGAGTATCGTATAACCAATCCCCTAATCTATGTTTTATCAAAGGTTGAACATCATCATTGCAAACTATCCAGATCGTATTACAACCTGCTGTTGAACACTCAATGACACTTCTCTCAATAGCGGTGTAACATTTCCCAATCTGTGTTAGACTGGGATCCCAAGGCATTTCAAGTCCAGCAGGCAAACCAGCGACTGGGATGATGCCCGCCAAGTGAAACCCACTGGTTCTGTCTTCATGGAGTTTTTCCATCAAAAATATCCCTTAAAGTAATGTTACTGCAAAAATGAATCTTATCAGTTGAACGATACATGTTCTTAGATATTAGTTCCTTTTCTCTCAAGGTAGGGCGCATCCTGACTTTGTATCTGTGAGCAATGCCCTTCTTATCGTAATACGAGACTCGCCCCTTAACTCCACCCTCGGTTAGGTGATATCTTGTTTTGAACACTGCCATTGTATCAGAATAATCAAACTCTGTCAACTGATCTTCTCTTAAATAAGAGACCGCTGCTATGTCTTTGAACGTTTTGTTTCCGTCTATTCTATCAGAGATGTAGAAAATAATATCGTTAATGAAATCATCACCAGTCTTGATTCTGTCTTGATTGTGAGGTTCACACCTATCTACAGAAAACCAATCCACTACACGATAAAGTTTCTCGGATTTGTTCAATAGGTCCAGAGTATGGTTAACACCGTTTTCGGTTTCAAACAAAAAGCATTGGTCATATTCTATATCTGTGACACTGGTGTTGTTGTGGACTACACGTATCTTATCTTCATCAACCGTGACCTGGTTAACTGAATCATAGAAAGGATTCAAACCATCTAGTCCAAGTGCCCATAGGTCTTTTGACCACATCTCTAATTCTGGTGTTTCATCGAATGTATCAAATCGAAAAGGATATTCATCGTTTGGTATAACGATTGGTATCTTCTTTTTTCTTGCAAAAGAAACGGCAGCGGTGGAAGAACCCACCACTACCTTTTTGTGCCTCATCTTTTTCATTCGACTTGCGGGATACACAATCCTAAATTGTAATCATAAGGATAGTGGTTAACAGTAAAGTATTGGTTCACAAAATTGTACCCTAGAGATCGAAGACCACCTAGTTGCTCAACTTGATTTATCTCCTCTTCCTCCTCTCTAGGCAGACATGCCTGGTCGATAATGGTCATCAAGTCATTGTACATAGTGACAGGGTCTCTGGTTAAAAAGAAGTCCATACCACCTGTCTCCAGCGCTCTTTCATCCCAGTCATAGAACTTAGGGGCAAAAGTGTGCAATACCGTTTTGCTGGCGTTGGTCAGTGCTGTCCTCAAGTCATCTCGATCAACAGGTGGTTCAAGAAAACTTTGAGACGCCTCGTCGCTAAAGACAATGATTATCCGATCTGTACCGGGTCTCCAATTGATAACAAATTCATTTAATCGAGGTTCTGAACCAATTCCTTGCACCCAATCCCTTCCTGCTAAATCAACCTCACCACTAAGATTTCTAAGTGACAAATACACCGCATCTCTCAACATCTCCTGACCTCCGGGATCATAATCAACTGCTGCAAACCTAGCAAGAAAATCCTCAAAGGGAGAGATATTTGAAACTATACGAAGCATCTCCCTATGACCGCCTCCATTGAGCATGACGTCGGTTGGTCCGATTACCAAACCCCAGTGGATCGCATCCTCTGCATCAAAGTGCTGGGCGAACCGTGACAAAGCAACGAACACCGCCTGGATCTCTTCCCTCATAGAACCGCTGACGTCTACGATTAAAAGAATGTCTGTATCCGCAACCTCTTCTCCATAATCAACCTCACCATCACAGTCATCGTCTGCCCCATTGCAAATCTCTCTTGAAGGAATTATTTCTCCTCCGCACAAATCTTCTACAAAATTAATGTTGTCATCATCCGCTCCCCAACGACCCTCAGAACAGTATTGAACTCCATCGGTGCATATGCCCACGCCAAGAGTTTCTGGTTCCCCAGTGTAACAATCCCTGGTCAAACCCTCATCGTTCATCTCATCGCAATCTTCGTCAAAAGCGTTGCACGTCTCTATCTCTAGTGCCTGACCCATGCCTGGGTGACATTCTACGTTAGGAGGAGGTTCGAAAAAGACACATGCCGCCAAACAGGGGGTCATCTCCATTTCGGTGCAGTCAACATCAATGCACTGGCATGTCTTAAATCCTGATCCGCAGATCAAGGGAGGTTCTGCACAAGGGAACAACACTCCAACTTGATCTACTGTACAGAGGCAATCCAACCCGTCATCAATGAATCCATTGCAATCATTATCGAAACCATCACAAATCTCTTCAATTGGCGCACGAGCAGAGCAAGAATTCCATCTACCACCGATGCAAGTCTCGATCCCTCTTTCGCATAATGTCTCGCACTCTCTAACTAGATCTTCGTCTGTGTTGCCGTCACAGTCGTTGTCCTCACCGTCGCAGACCTCATTCGGCAGTGGTCCACATTGACCACATGCATTTTCCTGTCCTTCGTCTACTGTGCCGTCACAATCATTGTCAACTAAGTCACAAACTTCTTCGCCTTGGTTTGGAGAAATACAATCAGTTACCACACCCTCTCGACAGATCCCAATACCAGGACCACAAGGTCCTTCACAAACTACAGGATCTTCATCCACTCGACTGTCACAATCATTGTCCTGATTATCACACAGTTCAGGTTCACAGGCAATACAAGGACCATGCATGATCTCACCCTTGTCACACAAGACTCTTTGTTGCCCTTGACGACCATCAGGTAATTGGCACTCAAACCAACGCAAAAATTCCCGCGAAGTACCGGGAGGGCATTCGTGTGCCACTTCACAAGGACTTTGATAAATTATTTCTGGAGGTGGACATTGAGGGTCAGTACCAAACTCGCACTGCTCCTCACTCTCATTACAGACCTCAACAACCACCAACATTGACTGAATTGAATTATCTGGGGTTGGAGGACAAAACCACTCCTGCCTTGAACAGCACTGTGGAAAACAGGTACAATACGCCTGGTAGTTGTCCACCGTAACCTCTTCGCATGAATTAACTTGAGGTGCTGCATCTTGCTTCAAGGCATCTCTGGGAGGAGAACGGTCAATATAAGAAACCTCTGGTCCATAATCAATAGAAGTAACATCACTAATTCTATTAAGGTCTTCAGATTGCTCCCTCTTTAGTGATTCGTCTTCGCACGAGATCAGGACCAGTGACCCAATCAAAACTGCCAACCTAACATCCATCCTGCAACAACTCCCACAATGTTTTAACTTTTGTAACATATTTCATCCTTTTATATTTGAACCCCTTCCTTAGACATATTGTCCCTGCGTTGTAATAGCAAATTCCCTTGTCTATATCTCCCTTTGCATATACCCTAATTGAATAAGAAAGGACTTGTGCACCAACTCTAATTGAGGTTCTTGGTCTTTTAAGTTGCTCACAAGTATACTTTTTTCTTTTAGTCTCTCTGCCGCCTGTCCACTTAGGAATCACCTGGGTTAATCCGCAGGCACCTGCTGAACTCTCTGCTCTTGGAAAATAAGAACTTTCAACGAATATCATTGCGCCCAAAAGATAGGGATCTATGTCGTTACGACTCGCCTCTCTCTCAATTGTTTTTTCATACTTGCAAACCATCCTCACCTGATAGTCGCTCATAGAAGGATATATCACCGGGAACATGGCGCATAAGGAAAGAAAGGTTGAGGACATTATTTTTCCTTACTGCTCGCAACAAGGTCTGAACTGCTTTGAATTTTGCCACCGCCGATGTTCCACATGAGTTCGATCCCCAAACTATTACACAAAGAAACTTCAGGAGTGTTGTCCCCCTTTCTATCACCACCGTTTGCAAATGCGTCTGGGCGGCATCTTGAAATTGCTTCGCACACGGTATTGTCTGAGTCATCCACCTTTTCGACGCGATAAACACCACGGATAGATCGAATAATTTCTGCTCTCTCTTCCCATGGCATAAAGACATAACCCTTCTTTCTCATCAACCAATCATCAGAGTTAGCAACTACGATGACTGGTCCGTGCTTAGATGCCTCTAGGATCATTCTGACGTGACCTACATGGATTGGGTCGAACCCACCTGAAACCATTACTTTCTTCATCTTATTCATTCCTGCTCCTGTATGCTCTTACAGACTCTGGAAAGTGCTTTTCTGCAATCTCCAAGCAAGCATCAGCAACTCTTTGAATCTCCCATTGAGCGCCTTCGTGAGACCTCAAAGAAACAAACTTCAAAAGGTTGTGCAGGTTTGCTGTCCCAAAGTATTGGGTGTATAAGTTCTGAGGAAGCACTCCTCTTGCTTGCTCTCTGCAAACTCCAGACTCGATCAACTGCTCATACAGTCTCAAACTTTTTTGGTTGTGGTTCTCCACTGCATCAGAAGCAAGATAACTTGGGACAGATACCTGGAACTCTCCAACATTTGAAATGCCATTGTTTAAGTCTGGATTGACTAGACTGTCCGTACTTGCCTGTCGATTTGATTTATGCTGGGTTCTAAACTCTTTAGGCGAGTAGAACTGCATATCTACAGAAGTATATCGACGACTAATTTCGTTATACGCCCAAGTACGATGACGATGGTGCTGACTCCGAATAAACAAAGGAACAGTAAAGCGCATTGTAATAGCACAATGCTCAAATGGACTAGTGTGGTTGTGCTTAATAAGGTAGTTAATAAGTTTAATATCTTTCTCATCTACACTATCCTTCTCTGCTCCAAAAGAAACCCTAGCAGAGTTAACCACAGACAAGTCGCTTCCCATATGGGAAACGTACTCTACTGAACCAATGCCATCATTATATAGATCAATTTTCATCAATATTCCGCAAAATTCCTACGACATAGTTTTCCAAAATCAAACAGTGAGTCTTGTCGTTCACCTTAACTTCTTCAAGCATAGAGTTGTCAACAACGACAACCTTTGATCCCACACTTGATGTAGAGAGGTTCAAGAACTGCTTTGAACAATCAACAGACACATCAACAACTGTTGCTAATGCATACTTCTCTCTGTTGGTGGTATACCCCTCTGGCAACAGAACCCCTGTTTGCTCTTCTTGCTTTTCTTCCTTGTGGGGGATAACCAACAAGTGCCTATTAACTGGTTTTAGTTTTGTCATCTTAAACACCTGTTAACCTCCCCATCGTTCGCTTCAACTGATTAAAGTATTCTGTCAGTTGTTCCATATCTGCGTCTTGCTGAACAAGGCGATATGCTTTTACTGCCAATCTCATATCTTCTGTTGTCAACCAGTTGTTGTCTCTGTAACTTTCTCTAAGGTCTTTTCTTTGCTCCTTGAAAGGTTCAATACACTCCTCAATGGCAGCGAAAGATTTGATAAAGTTGATGAGATGTTCGTCTCTAGAAATTTCATTTTGATCACTCATGTGAATACACTCCTTTTATTTAGAGATTATATTATAAGAACATTATATTAGATTGTCAAGAACTTTTTAAATTTTCTTGGTATTGCTTGATCTGATTCAAGGTTGATAGTTCCTTGTTAAGATCAATAGTGCGGATCTTATCGACACGGTACTCCTCCAATCTTATAGTTTTGGATTCGCCCGATTTGTTTCTAAGTTTGTCTGTCTTCTTTACACAATGCTCATATGCCTCATCACTGAACCACTTGACTTGTGCGTAAGACCAAGGGATGGGAATCCCTTGGTCTTCCTTCACGTAAATGTTTGTTACGACTCCGTATCTTCTGATTTTATGATACTCGTTATATACAACGTCTCCTACCTTCATTCTTCCTCACTTTCTTTTTGTTTGTTGGCAGTCACTTTTTCAAACCAAACCACGACTTGAGTGTCCCCACCATGAATAGTATAATATACTCCACGATACTTTTTAGCACCTTCTTCACGAATTGGTTTAAAATATTTTGCATACTCTGGATTCTCAGGTGGTAGGTCCTCCAGCATTAGCGATTTAAAAATCTTTGTATAATCTGGTCTTGTTTGTCCCAATGCTTTTTTCGATTTAGACAAGAGGTCTTCAGGATCCTCCATTAAATTATAAATGTCAGATGCATCTACAGAAGCAACAAACAAGTTACGGTGTTGACTCTTGACTATGTTTTCCGCTTCTTCTGGGTCAACATAAAAGAACACTCTTGGATAGGCAGATACCCTGTAGTCATTTCTAGAGTACGCTCCTCTTTTTGATAAGAAGAACTCTGGATCTAAGACAATCTGATCTTCTTTAGCAGAAGAGTAGTGATACAATTTCATAGCGCCACTACTCTTCGGACTTTCATTGAGAAGATACTTTTTCCATTTTTCCAAAATCTTCTTCATAGTATATCATCCTCTAGGTAATCATGCTTTTCATGCCTAGCGACTAAAGAGTCTAGTTTCCCAAATAAGGCAGAGTCTACAACTAAATTTGGGAACTCTTCGTGATATGCAACCTGCTTTATTCCACATATAGACTTTGTTATCGAAGTTGATAACTTTTTTATCTCTGCCTGGGTTAGACCCGATTCTTCCTTGGACAAGTGCCCTGCTTTCAGTTTGTTATACAATTCTAAAATCTTGTATATCTCTCTATCTGCGCTCATTCTCAACCTCCTTTATTAGAACGAAGTTATGGTACAGACACCTCCAGCACACGCTGCCTCTCCCTTGAGGTCTGTATTATCTTCTTCCTCTACAATCTTTGTCAAATCAACCGCTTTCAAGTCTGCCATTAATACTTCATATGTTTCTTTTGAACAATCCTCAAACGGTGTCTGTTTATAAGTACCTGTGTCATATGGCAAAACGGACAATCCATTATAACTTTCTCTGTTTTCCCACATCCATTCACCCACGTCATTCCATTCAGCATCCTTAATTGAAATGGTTGCTGACACGTTATGGGTGTTCTGACCTTTACTAAAACCTGGGTGAACCCAACGTTCAGACACTTCCTTGACCCTTCTAAGCAACTGAAGTGCTGACTCTGTACGAAGGATTGAACCCTCTGGTGCCTTCTGCGGCAAGGAAATCACTGCTGTTGTATGAGGACTAAAGTACTCATCCTCCAACAACTCAGGATGGTTCTGCTGAAGGTATGGATAGATAGACTCATTCTTGCCGACTCGGATTCTGCGAATATAATAATCGTTATGCCAAGCGTGAATACCGGAACTGGTTCCACACACCAAACTTGTAGTTCCAGCGGGTTTAACACAGGTCGTTCTTGCTGCTGGTTTAATGCCAATCTTTGAAGCAACTCTTTGATTCTCTGCTCTCACAACATCTGCTGCGGCAGTCATATCCAACTGAAGAACCTGACCCGAAGCGATGCCAGTCATGGAAACCCCGAGGAGTGCATCCTTTTCTGTGTTTCGCCTCCATACATCTCGAAGATAATGAAAGTCAGTATAACTCGCCTGAAGAGTTCCGATGAAAGACGCTGCTCGGACTCTACCTTCAAGATCTTCTTGATCTGTGATGTTTGATACATTCACCTCTGTAAGGTTGCAAAATTGATGTGGTCTAAGTCCAATCTCACAACAGGGGTTGGTGCCCCAATCTTTGTCATTAGAAAAATAAAACCCAGGTTCACCAGCACCGGAAGCACGGACTCGGTCCCACAGATCTAGAAAATACTCTTTGTCGATCTTGTGTCTAAGAAGGACCACCGAGTTATTTGCCCTTCCTCGTTGCGGGTTTGTCTCCCACCAATTTCCTGTCTTGGCAGAAAGCATCTGTTGATCATCTGCCGAAAACAAAGAAATCAATGCCGCTCTTCGAATGCCGCCTGCAAGCACAGCATCGGCAATGTGACAGATCATATCGTGAACCTCAATGGCAGTCAACTTATCTCCATCCGACTTCTCGGACAGCATCCCCTCGACCTTGACAAGGCATTCTCGAAGTGGTTGAGGTCCAGGTGCCTTGCCACCAGAAGTAATAAGTCTTGCACCCTTTGGTCTGATATCTGAATAGTCAAACCTTAGTTTGGAACCTCCGTAAAAATAGGAACGAATCAATGCTTTGACTGCGTCTGCCCAACCCTCAATGGAGTCATTCACGAGAAACCTTCGAGTTCGTTTTAGGTTTGGTTTGCGGATCTCAGGCAATTTCTCGACATGATGCGTCTGCACGCTATACCCGACACCGGTACCGCCGAGAAGAAGGAACATAGTCTCTCCAAATGCGCGCCAATCATCAATTGGCATATAGGCACAATTGAAAACTCTGTTTGGAGCAACCTCAATAGGTTTGCCGCCGAACTGCATGGACCTCATTGAAGGCAGAACTTTTCTATCATATACCATCTTATAAACACCCCTGATCTCTTCTTCAAGATCTGGGAACTTCTTAATATGCATATTCATATTCCTAGTTACCAACTCAACCCACGTTTCTCTTCTTTGAAACTCTGGTAAGTATCTAGCGTACTTCATGTGCACTGTAATGTCTGATAAGATTTTATTTGATAATTCCATTCTATTTCTCCTTCTTGTTTTTATTCTTGAATTTCTGATATTTCTCTACTAACATTTCCTTCTGTCTTTTGGCAGCATTCTGAACTATGTCCTCTATTGCCTCGTTTGATTGAGGTAAAACTTTTATCTTTACATTGCTAGTATCCATAAACAAAGGATACACAATCCCATCAGGACCGTTTCTGTTCTTTGCTACAAACATTCGACCTGTGTTATTATTTTTGTCTTCGATTGTTCTGGATACTGTGCAAATAAGATCTGCAACAAAGCACTTGTTGAATGCTTCTGAAATTGATTCCATTGTGATAACTTCAGCATTTATACCCGATCTATTTGTCTGTGATGCTGTCCAGATAGGACACTCATATTCCTGCGCCATACCTCGCAGTTCCTCATAAATAGTTTCCAGTTGATGTCTTTTCTCATCTTTCGATGAAGATTCTGGTTTTATTAGATCTCCGTAATCGACAATGATCAAATCTGGTTTGAAGTCTCGATTTTTCATCTTTGCCAGATGATTTTTAATGGTTTGTATAGAAGCAGAACGAGTAGGATACTCCTTCACAACCAACTTTCCGTCTACATCCTGAAGTTCTTCGTAAATCTTTTCTTTGAAAGCGATCAGGTCCTTGAGATGGATCCCTGTTATAACACTGTCGTAACGACCTGCTACAACCGTGTCTGCCAGTTCTAATGTATAATGTACGACGTTCTTGCCTGCTAGAAGTGCTTGTGCTCCAAGATGGACGAGCACCATAGACTTGCCAGAACCGGTAGGTGCAATAACAACTCCCAATTCGCCAGTGCCCAATCCACCCTTGCAAATCTCATCAATCTCTTTCCAACCAGTTGGAGAAGGGTTTCTTGCCCTGACAAGAAAGCGTTCTTCAAAGTCTGCCATGTAGTCATATCCCAAATCATTACTAGACCCCAATTTCAGTGCATTGTTTATTACTTTTGCTACCTCGTCAAACGAGGAAGACTTTATAAGACCAACGGACTTAAGAATTGCTTCCTTGAGTTTCTGCTTCTTACAAAAATCAAGCGAAGTATCCTTAATGTATTCAGACCCCTCAACTTCTAGATCTTCGGATAAGATTCTACCATAGTAATCCCTCACAAGAATCTTAGTCGAATCGTTCTCGTCTTTAAGACCGTTCTTAATAACAGAAGTCATCGTTTTCTTGGTAGGATGAACGCCATACTTCTTGCGATAATCTTTAACCTTGCGAACGAAAACTCTGAGGTGGTTTAACTCCAAAAAGTTTACATCCAAAACTTCAAAGATTTGATCAGCGAAGGGACGATCTTTTAGTATCAGGTGACACAGGTCTTCCTGAAAACTCTTTCCGAATTTTGAGAAGTCTTCTTTTTCTTTCATTGACCTTCTTCTGTCTTACTTTCTAAGATTATTGTATTGAACTTGCGATATAAGCAATCCAAATTCACATCGCCAAATCCGTCCTGGAACATCATCATTCTAAGTTCTGTTTTGTTAAACTCAGGCACCCACTCATTGAGAGTGTGCGTGATTCTTCTTGTCATTTGGACAGACATATTTGGATTACTTAATTGCATTATTTTATAATTTTGCCTTATTAAGTCCAAATTGTCAAGTACTTTCTCGTATGTTTTAATCTTAGAGTCCAGATTGCTTTGAGAATATTCTTCCAAGTCAGATATTAAATAGTCTGCATCTTCAGATAAAAACGGAAATGCCTTAGCAACCTTTTTAAGTCCCAA